TCTTCAAGGAGCACCGAAGAGTGTCTATGGAAGTTTTTCTTGCTACAACAATCAACTAACTTCTCTTCAAGGAGCACCGAAGAGTGTCTATGGAAGTTTTTCTTGCTACAACAATCAACTAACTTCTCTTCAAGGGGTACCAGAGAGTGTTGGTGGAAGTTTTTCTTGCTACAACAATCAACTAACTTCTCTTCAAGGAGCACCGAAGAAAGTTGGTGGAGATTTTTATTGCCACAACAATCATCTAACTTCTCTTCAAGGCGCACCAGAGAGTGTCGTTGGTGGAGATTTTTATTGCTCCAACAATCAACTAACTTCTCTTCAAGGGGCACCGAAGAAAGTTGGTGGGAATTTTTATTGCACCAACAATCAACTAACTTCTCTTCAAGGGGCACCGAAGAAAGTTGGTGGAGATTTTTATTGCAGTGACAATCCAATCAAATTCACAGAAGAACAAGTTAGATCTGTTTGTGATGTAAAAGGAAGTATTTTGTATGAAACAAATTGATCAAGATGTCGACATAAGTCGTTTATATTTAACAGAATTGCCTGAGTTTCTTTCTGGCTTATATATTAATGGTAACTTTTATTGCAACAGCAATCAACTAACTTCACTTCAGGGCGCACCAGAAAGTGTTGGTGGAAGCTTTCATTGTTATCAGAATCAATTAACTTCTCTTCAAGGGGCACCAGAGAGTGTTGGTGGAGATTTTGATTGCTACAACAATCATCTAACTTCTCTTCAAGGAGCACCGAAGAGTATCAGGGGAGATTTTGATTGTGCCAGTAATCATCTAACTTCTCTTCAAGGCGCACCAAAGAGCGTTAAAGGAATCTTTCATTGTGCCGGTAATCATCTAACTTCTCTTCAAGGGGCACCAAAGAGCGTTGATGGAAACTTTTATTGCGGCAGCAATCCAATCAAATTCACAGAGGAACAAGTTAGATCTGTTTGTGATGTAAGGGGGACAGTTTTTGTGCGAGGAGGCTAAACAAATATGAGAAGGATGCCTTACAAACAAGGAATATTCAATCCACTCAATCAATTCAAATATAAGGGGAGCACACCAATTGTTTTTAGGTCGCAATTGGAACTTTTTTTTTATAGGTGGTGTGATAGAAATGATAGAGTGTTGCAGTGGGGGTCTGAAAGTGTCGTAATACCATATTTAAGTCCTAAAGATGGAAAGATGCATAAATATTTTGTAGATGCTATCGTACTTTTGAAAACTGACAACGGTAATAAAAAATTTTTAATTGAAATCAAACCCGAAAAGCAAACAAAGCCGCCCTCATCAATTAATCGTAAAAGTAAAAAGAATTTATTATATGAACAAATTACATGGGCAGTTAATTCATCAAAATGGAATTATGCAAGAGAGTGGTGTGAAAAGAACGGTTGTGAATTTATTATTCTCACCGAAAAAGATTTGAAATGAAATTACTATTCCAATCTATATTTTATAAAAAAATATGAACGGTTTGATAAATATTTCAAGAGGATCTATATGAGTATTGTAACACGTAAACTTTTAGTCGAAGAACCATCATTCGATTTGCAATATCTTGTTGAAGAAAAAAATAAGAATGAGCCTAGTATACTTTATATTCAAGGTCCGTTTTTGATGAGCGAACAAAAGAATAAGAACGGACGCATTTATAATCTCAGCGAGATGGTGCAAGAGGTCGGGAGATATACATCGGAAATGATTAAGGAAAATCGTTCACTTGGTGAATTGAATCATCCGGAGTCAGTGGAGGTGAACCCCGAAAGAGCGTGTCATATGATTACTGAATTGCGCCAGGAAGGTAATATGTTTTTCGGTAAATCAAAGATTCTTTCAACGCCTATGGGCTCGTTGGTTCGTGCATTGATAATGGATAATGTCAAATTGGGCATTTCTTCGAGGGCGCTTGGAAAATTATTGCCACAAGGCGAAAGTCACGCAGTACAAGGGTTTCATCTTATATGCTGCGATATTGTTCATGATCCATCAGTAGCTAGTGCGTTTGTGAATGGTATTATGGAAGCAAAAAATTGGATACTTGAGCAAGATGGAAAGATTACTGAAGCATATGATATATTTGAGAATAAGATAAATAATCAGCCAAAGAAAGCATCGCATAAAGAAGCTGCATTGAACGAGGCTGTATTGAAATTTATTGCGTCACTTAAAAATTCGACAAAGTAATATAATTTTGTTTATATGTCAAACGACGAAAAACAAAGAATTATTAAGAATGAAATAATTCAAAAACGCACAAATATTTTTTATATAAAATATCCCGATTTATATAAAGAAATACACACCAAGTATCCACAATTATCCGGATATCCATTTATACATAAAGCATATTGGTACATTAATAATATAAATGATTTTCCTGTTTGTGTGGTGTGTGGTAAGAAAAATATACGCAAAATTCGAAATATTGGAAAGGGATATCTGAATGATTGTTGCTCCGCTTCATGTGCATGTAAACATCCTAACACACTAGAAAAACACAAGAAAACGTATATGAAGAAATATGGTGTTGAAAGTCCTTTACAATCGAAAGAGATATACAAAAAATGGAAATGCACATGTTTGGAACGATATGGTGCAGATAGTCCGTTTGGATCAAAGCAAATTCAAGAGAAGATAAAAAATACATGTTTAGAAAAATATGGCACGAACACTCCAAACACACAGGAATGGAAAAGAGAGGCCACCAGACAAAGTATTATGCGAGCATATGGCGTATCGAATGTGAGCCTAATGCAAAACATTAAAGATAAAAAAAAGCAAACATGTATATCTAATTATGGTGTCGATGTTCCACTTAAATCTGATATTGTAAAGGATAGGGTTAAACAGACATGTTTAGAAAAATACGGAGTAATTAATCCGCTACAATTAGAGGAATTTAGAGAAAAATCCAAGCAAACCTGTTTGGAAAAATACGGAGTTGAGTATGTATCTCAAACAAGTGAATTTCAAGAAAGGGTATATTACACTAAGAAACGTCATAAGTCATTTCACATATCCAAACCCGAACAAAAAGCCCATCAACTACTTTTGACAATATATCCTGATATAATTGGACAATATAAGAGTAAGGAATACCCATTTAATTGTGATTTTTATATACCGTCTATTAATACGTATATAGAGTTACATTTTAGTTGGATGCACGGTGGGGAACCATATATTAATACTATTAAACAACAAAATAAAGCAAATGAATGGTTGGAAAAATCTCATGAATTGAATTTTAGGGGTAAAAATAAAATATCATATTTAAATGCATTTAAAATATGGACAATTAAAGATCCAATGAAAAAATATCATGCAGAAAAAAATAAACTTAATTGGTTATGCTTTTATAAAAAAGGATCTTTTTTGGCGTGGTTTGATAAAAAAAATAAATCATAAAGTATAAATATTTAAAACAGAGGAGCATTATGGCGAAAATTAAAAATATAAAAGAATCCATATCGCATAAATATTTGCGCGAATTTGTCAATAGTATAATTGAAAAGAATTATGCGATTGCTAATGCGAATCTAAACGCAGCAATGAATGAAAAACTCAAAGCAAGAGTAACTACAGTTTTACAGGAGAATCCATAAATGAATAAAATAGAAGATGTGTTTAGTCAACTTGGTGGTGATGTCTTAACAGAAGATTCTAAGAAAATGCTTATAGAGGCTTTCGATGACGCTGTTAATACTAGAGTATCTGAGAAGATTGAATTGGAAGTGCAAGACGCACTACAGAAGTTAGACGAAGATCATTCTGTTAAATTGGAAAATTTGCTTGAGGCGATTGATTCTGATCATACTCAAAAGCTTGTTGCAGTTTTAGAGCGAATAGATGAAGATCATTCCGAGAAATTAATGTATTTAGTTAAGAAACATGAAAAGGTATTGAGAGAAGATGCAACTGAATTCAAATCTAATCTTATAAATCAGTTGTCCAATTATCTTGAATTATATGTAGAGAAGGCAGTACCACAAGCAGAACTTAGAGAGGCCGTTGAAAATAAACGCGCACAGAAAATGCTAGATCAGATGAAGCAGATCATGGCATTGGATGATAGTTTTATTAATAGTACTATTAAGGAAGCTGTTGCAGATGGACGTAAGACAATTAATACGCTCAAGCAAGAACTGAATGAGGCTATTAAACAAAATATCCAGATTACACAAACATTGAAAGGAAGAACCGCTGAACTCGTACTTGAGAAAAATACAGCAGGTTTGACCAAGGACAAAAAGAATTATGTTATGAGGATGCTGAGAGATAAAGATCCTGAATATATCAAAGAAAATTTTGAATATGTAGTTAAGATGTTCGATAAAGACGACGAAGGCCAAAGGGAGCTTGTTACAGAACGAGCTACTAAAGCCACGAAAACTATCAGAGAAAAAGTGGATACTCCACGTTCTGATAAACGAGTAGTCACTGAGAGTTTTTCACCTCAAGAAGAGAGTGGTGTTGTCGGATATCTCGATACAATGAAACAGCAAGATCGTTTCACTGTAAATGCTTAATTTAAAGAGTAGCTCTCTTTTAGCATTCTAGGAGAATAAATAATGAGTACAAAAATTGCAGCAGGGACCGCTTACATTAATCCAAGTAAGGCAGACCAGCTTATATCAAAATGGAAGCCTGTCCTTGAATATACTTCAAAGACGGTATCGCCAATTGAAGATGAACATACCCGTTTGAACACCGCAATTATTCTTGAGAACCAAGAAGGTTGGTGTTTGCGTGAAGCTAATGTTGCTGGCGGACCCGGTAATATGTTTGGTTACGGAGGCGCTGGTGGTAGTTTCGGCACAGCTGGTGGTAGTGTAGGTAATCAAGATTTCTATGCGACAGGCGATGCGCGTCTGCCTAAGGTATTAATCCCGATGATTCGTCGTACGTTCCCTGAACTAATCACAAATGAAATTGTTGGTGTGCAGCCAATGAGCGGACCAGTTGGTTTGGCGTTTGCGCTTCGTTATCGTTATGAGGGCGAAAACCTTGATTGGCAAGATCCTTCTCATCGTACATACGATGCAAACACAACGTCACCTCGTTACCGTGGACCATTGCAACAGGGTGCTGATGGACAGGAAGTTGGTTACAACTATCTGAACACTGGGTACACCGGCACATCTTCCGCTAAGTTGAGTGGCGGAGATTCTGATGCTGAGTTCACATTCCTTGATGAAGATAAGGGCGTCGCAGAATGGCTCGCAAATTATGAAATGACTGGTCAGATTCCTCAGATGACAATCGAATTCGAAAAAACCGCAGTTGAGGCGGGTACTCGTAGATTGGCAGCTAAGTGGTCTGTTGAACTAGAGCAAGATCTCAAGAACATGAACGGTATTGACATTGACAATGAGCTTACAAACGCAATGTCATATGAAGTACAAGCAGAAATCGATCGCGAAATGGTCATGAGAATGATTCAGATCGCATTGAATGCTGGTCGTGGAAAGGGATGGTCAACTTGGTCTCCTGCATCGGCAGATGGACGTTGGCTAGGTGAGCGTAATCGCGATTTTTATCAAAAGGTATTAATCGAAGCTAACCGTATTGCTGTGCGTAACCGTCGCGGTGCAGCTAACTTCATTATCGCAACACCAACAGTTTGCTCGATCATGGAGATGATGCCCGAATTCAAGTTCATGCCTGTTAATAGCACGGTTTCGACCCAGCAAGTTGGTGTTGCTAAGGTTGGTACACTAGCAGGACGTTTCACGGTTTATCGTGATACGCGTACTGAGTCACAACAGCCTTGGGTTCGTGGTGCACGTACAACACGCTTAGAGTACGCACTATTAGGATATAAAGGAAGTGAATATTATGACACCGGTATCGTATATTGCCCCTACATCCCTGTGATGGTTCAGCGTACAATCGGTCCTAATGATTTTACACCACGTGTTGGTTTGATGACACGTTATGGTGTCGTAGATCATTTATTCGGAGCAGATTTATACTACCACGTAATCATCGTAAAGGGATTGGGTGAGAGATTTACTCCAGGTGATTCGGTTGTATACTTGTAATTTATAACTTGTTATAGATTATATAGTTAAATATGAAAAAAGGAACTAATTTTTTAGTTCCTTTTTTTATTTTAAAATGGTTGAGTTATCATTGAAACCCCTGTATCATAATAATAAGCACTTATATGAATAGAAATGAATTAAAGATATTTTTAAACGATCAGAAGGTTTTAAGGATTCTCGCAAGCAGCACCAATCCTAACGCTAAATATTATAATATTTATCAGGATATTATCAATGAAACATCATTTCTTCCGGAATATACACGTTTAAAACATAGAATATATTTTATACAAAATGATTTATATGAAAGAAAAAAATGCGAATGTGGATGCGGTGGGTATCCAATTATACCAATTAATAAATATATAAGAGGACATGGCAACAAAATATCAGCCGTAATAAATAAAAAGACACAATCATATATCGATCATTATGGAGTAAATAATCCTAGCCAATGTGAAGAAATTAAAAATAAAAAAAGAAACACGTTTGAATCTCATTTCAATTCTTCACATTATTTCAATTCTTCTGAAGGGCGCGGTGCTATTAAACAAACTATGGTTGAAAAATACGGCGTGGATAATTATTTTAAAACATGTCAGATAAAGAATTATAATAAAAATAGATTTAAAAATGGCGCGGGTGATATTATAAAACGAAAAATTAAAGAATCAAATCTTGATACTGGATTTGAAAAATTGTTAGAGAAATTAGATAATAAATTCGAACCATTGTTTAATCGTTCAAATTATATTGGGGTGGGTAAACAATTATATAAATTTAAGTGCTTGGTTTGCGGTTCTATATGTTATGGTGATATGGGATATCAAAGATTTCCTAGATGTTATACGTGTAATCCTCTTATATCAGATAAAGGAACATCTATTATAGAGGGAGAGGTACAAGAATTTGTATCAAGTATTGAAAATAATATTCGATGTAGGGTGAGAGATTTAATATATCCATTTGAGATTGATATAGTTGCGATAGATCAAAAAATAGGTATTGAAGTGGATGGTTTATATTGGCATTCAGAAACGAACGGAAAAAATAAAACGTATCATATTGAAAAGACCAGGAAGTGTAGAGATCGAGGATATAAATTAATACACATATTTGAAGATGAGTGGAGAAATAAAAAACGTCAAGTTCAAAATAAATTAATATTTGCGTTAAATAAATCGAAATATATATTTGATGCGAATGTGTGTTATGTCAATGAAGTGGATAATATTACAAAAAATATGTTTTTGGAAAAATATCATATATGCGGCGCATATAATAAAAAAACGATAAATGTGGGAATTTATACAAGAAATCGATTACTGATGTTAATATGCATAAATGATAATGAACATTTTGAAATAGTGCGTGTCGCGAATATGCATAATGTGAAAATAAACGGTTGGTGTGACTTGTTGTATGGATATATAAAAAAAACATATAATAAAAACAATATAAGTATACGAATAGATAATAGATGGGATGATATCAGTGATTTTAATAT